AGTGGAGTTTATGCTGAGAAAGATATTCAAGAAGTACTCAATCGAGATTACTAATCAAGGTACTTCTTTTAATGGAGTTTGGGTTACAGTTCGTGTCCATTACTTTCATCCAACGGAGGCAACTATGATGTATCACGATGGAATCGGAGCGGTCCAGTTACAAACTGCGAAAGGGACTTCTCCTGCTGACTTACAAAATATAAACAACGGGGCTTTGTCTATGGCTTATCCGATTGCTAAAACTTTAGCCATTAAAGATGCGTGTGACCACTTCGGAAAGTTATTTGGATGCGACCTTAACCGAAAGGATACAATGGCCTTTAAAGTGGATGCAAATCCATTAGAATCAAAAGAAACTTTAATAGCATTGTTTGACCTTATGCAAGATTTAGTACCTTTAGATAAACGAGAGCATATAGAGAGAATAATTAACACCAGTGAAGTAAAGAACTACAAGAAAACAATCGATTATTTAGAATCATTATGAGCATACAACTTAACAAAAACCGCATTGGCAACATCTCATCTTCAAACATACATAAGATTATGGGAAGCAAGAAGCCAAGAGAAACCTACCTTACTGAGTTATCTTATGAGCGTAGACTTGGTAGAAGCTTGAGCAACGAAACAACATCTAAGCCGACAAGTTGGGGGCATCTCCTTGAGGGAATAGTATTTAATCAGTTAGGGTTAGAATACTCTTTAGTTTCGGATGAGACTATCAAACATCCCGACTTTGACTATTGGTGTGGGAGTCCTGACGGATATACAAACGATAGCGTTATTGACATAAAGTGTCCGTTTACTTTGAAATCGTTTGTAGAGTTAGTAGAAGTAGACATTCAAGATATCGAAACTTTTAAATATGAGCGACCTGAGTACTACTGGCAACTTGTAAGCAATAGTATACTTTTAGACAAACAATTTGCCGAATTAATCGTATATTGCCCGTATGAACATGACTTAGGGCTTATCAAACATGAGGCTCAGAATGTGGATGCTCAAGACCTTTACAAATATTATTGGTTGGCATCAGCGACAAACGAGGAGATACCTTACATACTACCAGGCGAAGAGTTTATAGATTTAAACATTTTTAAATTTGAAGTACCTCAAGAAGACAAAGACCTTTTAACTGAAACAATTAAACAAATTAAATTATAATGAAATCAGAAATCAAATTAGCAGAAACAAAAAAATATCCTTATTTGGGTATTTACATAAACCCAGCAGGAGAAACCACAGTAGTATTGTTTACTGACATTAAATTAGGAACTTGCGTTTATTCTACAATCGAAGTAAACAAAATAGGGATAAGTGCAGGGGATTGGCACGAAATAAAATTTACAAAATTTGAAGGAGAAATAACATTAAAAAATTAATATCATGGCAGAAATTCTATCAGGGTCAATCGACCTATCAAAAATCGACAAAAGTAAAATCGTTGAAAAGAAACTTAAAGACGGCACAACCGCTAAGTTTTTAAACATTCAGGTATCAGTAAACAATGAAGCTGACACCTACGGGAACATCGCAGGTTTAACCATTCAACAAACGCAAGAGGAACGCCAGGCAAAGGCTAAAAGAGTTTACTTAGGTAATCTTAAAAGAGTTTGGAGTGATGCTCCTGCACCAACTTTAGAAACATCAAAAGAAGAAGAAGATTTAAACCCGTTACCATTTTGACCTAAACACTTATGAACTTACTACAACTACTATCCGAACAACCTCACGAACAACCCTCAAGTGTAATGCTTGAGGGGTTCAAGTATCAACACCTCTACAACATTAGGGCCGAGATACTAACTTCTAAACGCTTTGCAAAGTGGAGAAAATCAATTAAACAAGAACTTAAAAATATTCAAAATGAGAATAACAGTTAAAAAAATCGGTATGTTCTTTAACACGATCAAAGAATCGGGGAAAGAACTGGAAGCTTCAAAAGAAAAAACATTAAAACAAGACCAAATCATTTTAAACGCTTTTAAGCCTAACTCAATGAATAGTGCATGGCTAATGTATAACGCCAATGTATTGCCTCACGGAACGCCTATAACGTCTTACCGCAGAAGTTTTAACACTCTACACGAACAAGGCAAAATAGAAAGAGTCGGCCAAAGAATCGGAAACCTTGATAAAAAGGAATTTACTTATAAATTAAATTTGGAAAGTTAAATATTTAGTTTATATTTGCAGTGTTATGATGTGTAGAAGACATCTTCAAATAACAAGATATTAGCCACATTTACAAGTTGCACTTCTACTGCACTTGTGAATAGTGGCTTTTTTTATTAAACAAAAACATGGCAAAGGGATTACCTTATTTTAAGTTCACTCCAACCGAATGGTTGACGGGTGACATTTGTTACGAAGATTTTGAAGTACAGGGTTTATTTATAAACATTTGTGCATTGTACTGGCAACGAGATGGCAAATTATCGGTTGAAGATATCAATAGAAGATATAAAAAACCGACCGCTTTTGATTCGCTTATCGACCGCTTTATTTCGGTTATTGATGGGTTAATTACTATTGACTTTTTAGATGAACAATTAGAGGAAAGAGGGCATCAATCAGTGGTAAATTCTGCTAATGGGAAGAAGGGTGGACGCCCGAAAACAAAGGGAACAAAACCGAACGCTAACCGAAACGAAAGCGAAATGAAAGCGAAAGAAAGCCAACAAGAAGAAGAAGAAGAAAAAGAAAAAGAATTATTGTTTGAGAGTTTTTGGAATATGTATAATAAAAAGGTAGATAAAAAAACTGCACATATTAGATTCTTTAATCTTAAAAAATCAGATATAGATAAAATATTTTTGACATTGCCAAATTATTTAAAAATCAATGCAGACATAAAATTTAGAAAAGACCCATCAACATATTTAAATAAAGAATGTTGGAATGATGAAATAACAGTAAACAAACCTCATTACTTAAACTCTTTACCAAGATAAATTATGACATACTCAGACTACGGAATAGAACTAAAAACAAGTAAGACTTCAGGAGAGGTTCAAACTACTTGCCCAGCGTGTTCTCATGAACGCAAAAAGAAAACGGACAAATGTCTTTCAGTAAATTTAGATAAAGAGAATTGGTTTTGTCACCATTGTGGACATAAAGGAAGATTGAAACAAGAACGCAACATTGAATATAAAGTCCCTGAATGGAAAAACAAAACGGACTTATCGGATTTAGTGATTAAGTTTTTTGAATCTCGTAAGATATCTCAAGGGACTTTACAAAGAGCAAAGGTTACGGATGGGAACGAATGGATGCCAAAGGCTCAGAAAGAAATTTCAACTATCCAATTCAATTACTTTAGGGATGAAAAATTAATCAATGTAAAGTATAGAGGAAAGGATAAAGATTTTAAAATGTTTAAAGATGGGGAATTAATATTCTACAATTTAGACTGTTTAAAAAATACTACGGATGTATTTATTGTTGAGGGCGAAATGGATGCACTAAGCTTTATTGAATGTGGCATTTTAAACGTGATTAGCGTACCTAACGGAGCGACATTAACCAATAACAATCTAAACTATGTAGATAATTGTTTGGATGCCTTAGAAGGCAAAAGATTTATTTTAGCATTAGACAATGATACACCAGGCAGAAAGTTAAGACAAGAACTTTGCGATAGGTTAGGGGTTGAAAATTGTTTCTTTTTAGAATTTGAAGGATGCAAGGATGCAAACGAATATCTAATCAAAGAAGATGTAAACCGATTTAGAGAGGCGGTTAAGAATGTCAAAGAGTTTCCTTTGGAGGGTAGTTTTACAATCTCAGATATTGGGGACGATATTTTTGATCTATACACAAATGGGTTGGACATGGGAGTCAATACTCATATCCCTAATTTTAATTTGAGATTTGTCAAAGGATATATCACAACAGTTACGGGTATCCCATCACACGGAAAGTCTGATTTCTTAGACTATATTTGTTTGAGTTTACACCGACAAGCAGGATGGAAGGGTGCATTTTATTCGCCTGAGAACAAACCTACACAATTGCACTTTAGTAAAATGGCTCGTAAGATATTAGGGAAGTCTTGGCATGGTGATAATAAGATGACTTGGGAGGAAGTTCAAAAGGTAGGAACTTATTTAGATTCAGAAGTGTTTTTTATTAAACCTGAAAAGGACTTCACAATAGAGTCAATATTGAAATCGGTTAAGATTTTAAAGAGAAGATTCGGTTTAGATTATTTTGTGATTGATGCTTGGAATAAACTTGAGCATAAGTACACTGGGAATGAAACCAAGTATATTGGTGAAACCTTAGACAAGATAGCACAGTTTTGCGAGATTGAGAATATCCATTGTTTTATAGTGGCGCACCCGACGAAGATGCAAAAGATAAAAGATTCAGATATTTACCAAGTCCCAAGCTTATACGATGTCAGTGGCTCAAGTAATTTTTACAATAAGTCCGACAATGGATTGGTAGTTTATAGGGACTTCGCTTCAGGGCAAACAATAGTAAATATTTTAAAGGTTAAATTCTCACATTGGGGCGAAACGAGTCAATCAATCTTTAGCTATGACCTGGCAAGTGGTCGATA